AGGTATAGCCAAACGCTCTTTCGATGAATTAGGCATTACCTTAAAAAATCAGGATGGTAGCCTGAAATCCACAAATGATTTAATAATGGAAGTTGCAGACGGTCTGCAAGGCGTTCCCGACCAAGCTGATAGGGTTAGAATTGCTTTTGATTTGTTCGGGCGGTCAGGTACTAACCTTGTAAATCTGTTGCAAGGCGGCTCTGGTGCTTTAAAAGAATTGAGAGAAGATTTTAACGCAGTCACTATGGAGTTGACAGGCGAACAGGCGCAGGCTGTTGAGGCCGCTAATGATAGATTTGATATGCTTAAAAAAGTATTAACATCTATAGGCCAGCAAATAACAGCCGTTGTTCTACCGCCTTTAGCAGCTTTCGCGCAATTTGTTTTAACTAATATTTTAAGGGTTTTAAATGTAGCCACTTTAGGCATCAGAAACTTTTTAAATGAATTAGTAGAATTAGCAAATTTTGTTGGCATAGAAATGGAAGAGTTTACATTTGGCGAACAGCTAAATGCAGATTTAGAGCGCATGATTGCTAATCTGGAAAAGACTACAGAAGGCACAGAAGGGCTGGCGCGTGCAAATGTTGGGCTAGTAACTACAAATATAGAAGTGGCAGAAAGCACCAGATTAAGCGCAGAAGAATTTAAAAAGCTAAGAGACAAAATGGTAGCTGTTCCTGTTACCTATGATGAAATCGGGAACAAGGTTACAAATTTGGGTGAGCGTAGTAAGAGCGCATTTCAGCAATATGTTGAAGCTGCCAATGATATGAAATCTGCCACAGAAAAGATGGCTATAGATGGTTTAGGCCGTTTAGAAGATAGCTTTGCTGGTATGGTTACTGGCACAATGTCGGCTAAAGAGGCTTTCCGCAGTATGGCTAACAGCATCTTATCCGATTTAGCGCGTATAGCCGCACGTAAGGCTATTGCCGGAATGTTTGGCGGTGGTGGTGGCGGAGACGCTTTAGGTGCGCTCTTTGGCGGTTTTAGGGCTAAAGGCGGTGCAGTTAGCGCAGGGAAAGCCTACGTGGTGGGTGAGCAAGGCGCAGAAATGTTCGTGCCGAATTCATCAGGCCAGATTATTCCTAATGGCGGTGGCGGTGTAACCGTTCATCAAACGATTAATTTAACGACAGGTGTAGCGCAAACCGTCAGAACAGAAGTGATGAATATGTTGCCGCAGATACAACAGGCAGCCGTTTCTGGCGTTCTGGATGCTAAAAGGCGCGGTGGCTCATTCGGTTCAGCATTTGGGGCGTAAAAAATGGCAATAACTTATCCGCTTTCATTCCCCACAACAGGCATCGCAAACGTGCGTTTAATCGCTCGAAATGTGGTGGGAACATCTTTATCGCCTTTCACCTTAAAGCAACAGGTGGTGCAACATCAGGGACAACGCTGGGAAGCAGATATTACGCTGCCGCCTATGAAGCGCGATGATGCCGAAACTTGGATCAGCTTTTTTATGAAATTATATGGCTCTTATGGCACTTTCACTATGGGCGATCCCAATGGTGCAACGCCACGCGGATCAGCCGCGACAACTGCTGGAACGCCAGTGGTAAATGGTGCATCGCAAACTGGAAACGAATTAGCCATAGATGGCTTGCCTACATCTGCGACAGGTTATCTAAAGGCTGGCGATTATATCCAGCTAGGCACTGGCACGGGTTCACAATTATATAAAGTGTTGGATGATGTAGATACAAACGCATCTGGCGAGGCTACACTAACCATCTGGCCTGATTTGCGTAGTAGCCCTGCCGATGGCGCAACTGTAGTGGTCAGCGATGCCGTAGGCTTGTTTAGGATTAGCACCAGCACTACAGACTGGAATGTTAATAACTCAGGCTTTTATTCTATGACATTCGGGGCGGTAGAGGCACTATGACACGTTCATTAGGCACAGATTTTACTAATGCTTTATCGGCAGATGAATTAAATCCATTTTTTGCCGTTGAATTGGATTTTTCTGGCGGTGCTGCGCGTCTATGGGGCGGCTATGGAAACCTGACTATTGATGGCGAAACTTATATCGGCTCTGCTGATTTTTTGCGTATATCCGAAATAGATGAAACATCAGAGGTTAAAGCAACTGGTATTAATATAACACTAGATGGCATCCCATCTACTTATATTTCTGGCGCGTTGAATGAGGATTATCAAGGCAGAGATATCACTGTTTATTTTGGCACTTTCGATAATACAGGGGCGATTAATAATACGCCCTATGTGATATTTAAAGGCAGAATGGATATTATGAGCATTCAAGAAAGCGGCTCTACATCAACAGTAAATATTACTGGTGAAAGCCGTTTGATTGATTTGGAAATTAAGAGGGAAAGGCGTTATACTAGCGAAGATCAGAAGATAGACTATCCTAATGATAAAGGGTTAGAATTTGTCGCTGATTTGCAAGATAAGCAAGTTATCTGGGGCGGTTAAATGAGTTGGTTTTCTGACTTTCTAGGCGGTGTAGAGGATGCTCTACAAGACCCTGTTGTATTAATTACAGCAGCTATTTATGCCTTTACTGGTAACTATGCGATGGCGGCTGCTACTATTGCCGCAGCAGGCGCATCTAACGCCCTAGCACCCACGCCAGACCTTCCAAACTATAATGATTACGCATCAGAAGCGCAAAACAGGACGCAACAATTTAAGCAGCCTACCGCGCCACGCAGATTTGTTTATGGTGAAACTAGGCTTTCTGGCTTACTTGCCCACGCAGAAAGCACCGATAGCGACCAATATTTGCATTTAGTCATCTGCCTAGCTACGCATGAAATCAACAGCTTTGAAACAGTTTATTTAAATGAAGAAGCATTGACGCTAGATGGTTCTGGTAATGTTACAGCCCCATCGCGTTATGCTGGTAAAGTAAGAATTAAAACGCATTTAGGAACAGCCGGACAATCAGCAGATAGCGATTTAGTTGCTGAAAGTGAAAGCGGCTGGTCAGCAGACCACAAACTATCCGGCATCGCTTATATTTATGCTAGGCTAGCATTTGATGTAGATGCGTTTCCTAATGGCATTCCAAATATATCCGCTAAAGTGCAAGGCAAAAAGGTTTACGATCCGCGCACTAGCACTACAGTTTATTCCGCTAATCCGGCCTTATGTATCCGCGACTATTTGATGGATAGCACTTATGGGCTAGGGGTTACATCATCAGAGATTAATGACACCGCCTTTACAGCAGCCGCAAACGCTTGCGATGAAAGTGTTACACTGGCGGCTGGCGGTTCTGAAAATCGCTATGAGTTTCACGGCACATTAGTTACCAGCAACGCGCCTAAGAAAATTCTAGAGGAAATGATTACTTCATGCGGTGGCATCATTTCCTATGTAAATGGCAAGTTTACAATCAAGGTGGCTGAATATGTAGCACCTACAATAACGCTAGATGAAAATGATTTAGTAGACAAAATCAGCCTGCAAACAAAGCGGTCTAAGCGCGATAATTATAACGCTATTAAAGGTATATTTTCACCGCCAGAAACAAACTATGTGCCAACTGATTATCCTGTTTTAACTAGTTCGACATTTGAAACTGAGGATGGTGGTGAGCGTAGATTTATTGATTATAATTTGCCCTACACTACTAGCAGCCCTATGGCGCAAAGATTGGCAAAAATTGCCTTATTTAGAAACCGTCAGCAAATAGCGATGCAAGTTTCCTGTAACTTAAATGCGTTTGATTTATCGGTTGGCGATAATGTTGCCATTACTAATTCGCGGCTAGGCTTTTCTTCTAAAGTGTTTCAGGTGGTCGAGTGGTCATTAGCCCTGCGCTCAGATAATGATAATAATCCTATTTTGGGCGTGGATTTATTTTTGCGCGAAAATAATAGCGCGGTTTATGATTGGGATGCTGATGAGAAGGTATTTACTTTAGACAATACCAGCTTGCCTAATCCATTTAATATAGCCGCACCAACTGTCACAGCCACAGATACAACGCAAATCATCAATCAAAAAGTAACATCTGTTATTGTAGTCACGCCATCCAGCACCAGCCAATATTTATACCAGTATGAGGTGCAAGTTAAGAAAACTACCGACACAGATTATATTTCTTTGGGCATATCTACATCGGATGTTTTTGAATACAAAGACACAGAAGCTGGTGCAACTTATGACATCAGGGCAAGGGTTATTTCTATTCTTGGCGTTAAATCAGCTTTTGGAACGACTACGCACACAATAGGCGCAATCACCACGGCAGTTCCTGATGTTGAAGATTTTACGGTAAATATAAATGGTCAATTTGCCGATTTAAGATGGACACCGATAGTTGATGATGCTTTATCGCATTACATTATCCGCCATAGCCCTGTAACTACTGGCGGCTCTTACGGTAACGCTAAAACGATTGCTGATAAGGTATCAAGGCCAGCTAATACAATCACAGTACCAGCGCAGACAGGCACTTACTTTATTAAAGCCGTAGATAAGCTGGGGAATGTTTCAGCAGATGCGGCTAGCGCAAAAGCATTGGTTTCATCTTTGCAAGGCTTTGCGAATGTCGGCACTGTCACAGAAGATCCTGACTTTTCTGGCTCTAAGGTTTTGTGCGTAGTTAATTCAGAAGGCAAACTGGTTTTAGATACATCAATCACCTTTGATGCAAAAGGCGGTAATTTCGATGATGCATCAGGCTTATTCGATGGCGGTGGTGGATATCTATATTCATCTGGCACTTATAATTTTGCGAATAAGATTGATTTAGGCGCGGTATATACAGCGACATTAAGCTATGAAATGCTGGTAGAACAACTTTTGATGCATACTGGTACGGCTACAGACGCGGCAACAGATGTTGATATTTATGTTAAAACCACTAATGACGATCCGGCTAGAATATCACCGCCACCAGCCATAACATCAAACCAGAAATTTGTAACTGGTAGCTATACTGCGCGAGGGTTTATTTTCTATGCTAAGTTAAAAACCACGCAGAGCGATGAAACGCCTGCTATTACTGAGTTAGAAGTAACAGCAAATATGGCAAATAGAACAGAGTCCGAAAATGATGTTCAATCCGGCACTGATGCAGGCGGCAAGGTTATAACTTTTGCCAATGCCTTTAAAACGCTACAAGCCGTTGCCATATCATCAGGTGATATGCAAAGCGGTGATTTTTATGCTATAACAAGTAAGAGCGCAACAGGGTTTACCATCATTTTTAAGGATAGCAGCAATACAGTGGTGGATAGATTATTTGATTATGTTGCAACAGGGGTTTAACAAATGTCACAACACGATTACGTCATAGATAATCAATCATTTCCAGCAACGCGCACAGATTTGAATAATGCGCTTTCTGCGATTGTCAGCCAAAATTCAGGGGCTTCTGCGCCATCTACTACTTATGCTTATCAGCTATGGTATGATACCACAAATGATACGCTCAAAATGCGTAATAGCGATAATGACGCTTGGATTGATTTATTTGATGTAAATCAAACAACTGATGT